GCTGGCGACCAACGATGCGATCCGGGGCCAGGGCGTCATCACGGTCGCTCGCTAGATGTAACGGGAGGCCAACGTGGCGATCCCGGCACAGGGCATGACGATCACCTGGGGCGGCGTCTCCCTCGTGGAAGTTCGCGAGATCGAGCTCAATCAAGAGCGAGGTCTCCCGCTTCAGCGAGACGGTACATGGACGCTCTCTCTGGGCACGGTGCGTCTCGCCAGTTTTTCGACTGCGGTTTTGGCCGAGTCAGAGTACGGCCGCCGGAAGCAGTTGGAGGTGCTGTGCCGTGCATCGACTGCTGCCGCCGCACCTGTCGTGAATCTATTTTCTCGCGATTGCATATTCATGGATCGCATCGCTGCGGTGCAGGTGAACGACGCTGTGAGGTTTGACTACGCCTTCAGAATCATGGACACGGTTGGTGCGCCGTCAAACCCGTAGGAGAAAGTGCATGGCGATCCTGACAGCAGAGCAGATCCTCAAGGCAGATGACGCGAAACTCTTGGAAGTCGAGGTTCCCGAGTGGGGGGGCAGCGTCTACATCCGAGTGATGAGCGTGGGCGAGCGAGACAGTTACGAACGGATGTGGATCGGCAAGCGAGAGACCGGCGTCGATAACTTCCGCACCGAGTATCTCGCTCGTGTGATCTGCAATGAGGACGGGAAGCTCCTCTTCAGCCGCGAGCAGATTTCCGCGCTGTCAAACAAGAGCGGATCGGTGATGGCTCGTTTGTTCGATGCCGCCATGAAGCACAACTACATGCAGGAGGATGCCGTAGAGCAGGCGGGAAAATCTTGAATATCTCGCCGGGGCGGAGGTTCCTGTTTGCCTTGGCGGGATTCTTGAAGATGCCGGTCTCTCGTCTATGCCGAGAGATGGACTCGCAGGAGCTCACCGAGTGGATGGCCTACACCCGCTACTACAAGGCACTGCCTGACGATTGGCAGCAAGTCGGTTTGATTGCGTCATCAGTGCTGGCCCCGTACTCAAAAGATCGCGCTCCTAAACCAGCAGATTTCGTTCCTCTTGAAAAGCCTCCGAATCATCCGCAGCAAGACCTCGATGCACTGATGGAGTTGCGTAGGCAATTAGGTCATGGCTAATGTCCTCTCACTGGCGTTGCGGGTAACGGCTGACGCCAGCGGGCTCAAGCTCGACCCGGTGCAGCGTGCGCTCGTCGGCCTGGGCGACCAAGCCGACAAGCTCACGGGTCAGTTCGCGAAGTTCACGGGCGGCAGTGAGTCAGCAGCGAAGGCACAAGAGCGGTTTGATCAACAGGCCCAAGGGCTCATCAACACGCTCCGCGACGGCGGCAGTGCCACAGAGTTCGCCGCTGGCTTCGAGCGGCTGACCGAGGCGGTGAACAAGGAAGCCGCCGCGTTCGAGCGTGCGGCTCGGATCACCGAAGCGAACCTGTCTCCGCTGGAGCGGTTTGACCGTGCCCAAGCGGAACTGAACGAACAGGTGAACGCTGGGCGCATTAGCCAAGAGACGTACGAGCGTGCGCTAGCAAAGTCGAAGGCGCAACTTGATGGCACCGCCGACAGTGCTAACACCGCCGATGAGAACATCGAGTCGCTCACGAAGAATGTGCGACTATTGTCAGTCATTGAGGTCGGCCGGGCGATCATTGATGGTCTTCAAGCACTCAGCAGTGTAATCTCAGGTACGTTTAACCAGATTTCGTCATTTGTCTCCCGCATCTCGTCGGCGTTCGATTCTTTCAATGATCTCTCGGCCCGCACTGGAATCGGGGTTGAAGCCCTACAAGGCTACTCGCTCGCGGCGAAGTTGGCGGGCGTTGATACAGCGGAGTTTGGGGCAGCGGTTCAGCGGCTGGGGGTAACTATCGGCAAGGCGACTCCTGGCGATAACCTCGACAAGTCGCTGCGAGCGATCAATCTTTCGGTCTCACAACTTCGCGGCCTAGCCCCGGAGCAGCAGTTCTCGGCCATCGGCGAGGCCATCTCGGGACTCCCTACAGCCGCAGATCGAGCGACTGCGGCCGTGGAAATCTTCGGCAAGCAAGGTGCCGCGTTGGCTCCGCTCTTCCGCGAAGGTGCTGCCAGCATCGAAGAACTTCGCGATCGTGCCGAGCGGCTCGGCATCATCGTTGACGAGACGCAGATCAGCAACATTGCAGAGATGAACGACGCATTTGACCTCGCTCGTGCGACGGTCGAAGGCATCGCAGGGCAGGTGATTGGCAACCTTGCCCCGGCGGTCACGGCGGTGGTCGATCAGTTCCTAGAGTTCATCGAAGCCTTCAAGGGAGCGGAGGGCACTGGCGGCACTGGCATTGCGAACGCGATCAGCAAGGTGCTCTTCGACGGGGCCGAGGCTCTGGCTGGCGTGTTTGATTCGTTCGTCGGTCAGTTCCAAGGGTTTTCTGTCTCGCTGAAAACCGCTGCGGATCTCTTCAACCGCACCGGGCAGATTTTCTACGGCGTGTTCGAGGGGCTTCGGACGGTGTTCAACACGTTCGAGTCCGCTGGCAACGCGTTGCTGATCGGACTTGGGAACATCCTCGAAGGGCTCGGAAGTTGGGTGAGTTCTGATCTGGAGCAAGCTGGGCGAGACCTCCAGGCTTCTGGTCAGGCTGCCGCCGAGCGAAACAGTCGGGAACTAGAGCAGTCAGCAAAGAACGCCGCCAATGCGTTCACGAACGCACTGACGGGCGGCGCGGGCTCATCTGCGGCGGCAGGCGAGGGTGCCGCGTCGCAGTTCATCCAAGGGGTGCGGCAGAAGTTTGAGCAGTCGCAGGCTCCCGAGTTCAAGATCGCGACCAATCTTGAGACCAGCGGAGAGAGGCTGACGGCGTTCATCGCAACAGTTGGCGAAGGTGCCGAAAAGTTCTACCTCGATTCGGTCAAGACGCTGGAGGTCTTCCAGCAGCAGGCCGCTGCCGGAAATCTCACGGCTGATCAAATCGAGATTATGACTGCTTTTTCTGAGCGGCTAAACGGGCAGCTAGATATTGAGATTGCAAAGCGCAAAGAGGCGGCGGAAGCGACTGCAAAGCAAGCGGAAGAGGACAGGAAGCGGATTGAAGAGCTTCTTCGCCCGAGCGATGCCCTTGCGAAGATCGACCAAGACCTGACAGTGATTGTCAGAGAGCAGGCTCGCGCACAAAAAGAACTTGCGGCTGCACGAGCAGAGAACGATACAACTTCTGCAAACGCAGCGGCTGCAAGGCTATCGCAGCTAGATCAACTACAAGCCAAACTTGATGAACAGTCGCAGGCGATCGACCAAGGCTTCGACGACGGGTTCTCGGCAGCATTCAAAAAAACTGCCCAAAGCATTGATGAACTGATCGACAAAGCAGCCAAGTTTGGAAACGAAGGGGCGAAAGCCGCTGAAAAGCTACAGCAGGGTATTGCTCTCGCGCAGGAACAAGTCAGAGACGGCATCCTCACTCGGGATGTCTACGAAGCGGAGTCCGCTAGGCAGCGCAAGTTGTTTGAGGAAAGGCTTTCGCAGCTTGAGGCATTGCGACTGCGACAGAAGGAACAGCAGGACGCGACATTCAATGAGCAGATAGCAGCGAATGAGCGTGTCAAAGCGTTGATAGGCCAGCAGGCGCAAGCAGAAGCAGAAGCGGCACAGAAAGTGATCGCTAGGCGGCAAGATGCTGCCTTCAACCTCCAAGCGATTGAAAATCAGATTGCACTGGAGCGGAAGGCTCTAGATGCGGCGCGAGAGCAAGGCGACCTAAAAGCGGCTCGCGCTGGAGCACAGCGATTGGAGTTGCTGGAGAAAGCTCTTTTAGTTGAGAAGGAGATTTTTGCCGGGCGGCAGAAAGACATAGACAAGCAACGGCAGGCTGCCGAGTTGCAGAGCAGGATTCAGCAGCAGCGTGCGGCTCAAGTCCAGCAGTATCAGCAACAGCAGCAACAGGCCGCCGCCCAGCAAGCCGAGGCCCAGAGAAAGGCTTTCGAGGAGCAGTCTCGGATCGCTGCTGCCGAGGCCGAGCGGCAGCAGAAGCGGATCGCCGCTCTCAATAGCGTGGGCACGCAGGCAGTGCAGGGCGGCGACATTCGCTCGCAGGAAGGGGCGAGGCAGTTTATTTCCGCCGCCGCCGGAGCCTTCGATCCCAACCTTGCCGAGCTTCGAGCACAGAGCAAACTTCTGCGGCAGCTCGTCGCGAACTCGGGTGCCTTGCAGTACCTAGAGCAAGGGATTGGCCGCAGCGTGACGTTCCTGCGTGGGGGTGCATGATGGCCGTGATCGCACACTACGAACTGCCCCGCAAGGCAGAGTTCCGCATTGGTGAGTCGCCCTCCCTGGAGCGGAGATTTGTTTGCACGCTGGACAATCCCGGCCAGACATCGGTTGCCGAATGTGGTGCCGCCGTCGGCGTCGATATTCGTAGTCGCCATCCTGTGTACCGTAGCGTTCCATGCGTTGCAGTATCAGTCAATGAGGCATATGACGAGTCGCGTTATCACGTCGAGTTTATTGCCACCTATGAGTTCACGAAAGATGTGCTCGACAACGTCAGCCCGCTCCTGAGACCGGATACGTGGTCTTTTGAGACGCAAGGCGTTGCAGTCGCGGCTTTTTACTACTACCCGCAAAATGGCAACAACTTCACTCGCGAGCCGCTCACCAACTCGGCGTATGACTATTTCGAGGGGCTGACGGTCGATGAGGCACAAACTCGCGTAGTGATCACCGGGAATCGCGAGACGTTTCCGAATGCTCTTGCGACAACGCTGACGAATACGGTCAATCAGTTTCCCTGGCTTGGCGGTGCCGCACGAACTTGGAAGTGCATGGGCATCGCGGGGGAGTCGGCTAGGGAGCTTGTTGTTACGGATGTCGTTGACTTCTGGAGAGTGACTACCACGCTGATGTACCGGCAGAGCGGCTGGGATCTGCTCCTGCCCGACATGGGATTTAACTACCTCGCGGGCGGCCAGAAGCGTCGCGTGATGACATTTGATTTCGAGAATAGCGAGTGGATTCCGAGCCCTGTTCCGATGGGGCTCGACGGCTTCGGTGCCCAGACGTTCGGAGCACCAGCAATCTTGACGCGTCGCGTCTTTCGTGAGATCAACTTCGACACCTACTTCGGAAGCCCACCACCGTGAGCAACATTCAATACTCGCTGAGTGTCAACGTCAATAAGGCTCCGTTTTCGCTGACGCTCAGTTCTGGTCAGGTGACGGCGGTACAGAACACGGCTGGCGTGCTCGCCCAGACGCTCATTCTCAGCACAACGACATCCGCAGTGTCAACTGCGTCGGCGTCCGCGCTGGGGTTCGCCTTTCTGAGGAACATCGCAACTGCCACGGCGAGCACGGCAACGGTCAGCTTTGGGCGAGTGTCAGGCACGACGCTTTTTGATAGCGTGACGCTGAGGCCCGGTGAGGTCTCATTTCTGAGGTTGTCGCCTGGGAACTACGCGGCGAGGGCTGCGGTGACTGGTCTGCCGTTGCTGGTGCAAATCCTTGAGGACTGACCATGAGCGAAGATCGGGTCGTCTTCCTACGGCCGGACGCTGAACGAATCGCTAGCGTTGTTCGCAAGGTTGAGGCCGGAGCCCGAGACGAAGCACCGCTGAGATTCCGCAGGATTGATTCTCTGCGGGCGAGCGGGTCTTCGGTTCGTATGGCGCAGTTCTCGGGTGCGTGGCCGATCAATGCGCTGAAGGTAGTGACACTGCTCAACCAACCGAGAACGGTGCTTGCGACCAACATCCTTATCAATCTGCCAGATTCGGTGAATCGAAACTGTGCGATCGCGCGTGACGGGTCTGGGTGGTATCTCGTCAACTGGCAATGGGATGTGGTCTACGCTGCGACGGCGGCAACGCTCACGCCTGCATCTTTGGAGTTCCGCACGACGCTGGTCGGTGCGGTATCGACCAATCACACGAGCGTCTTCAGCATTGCGATTGTCACTTGCGACACGACAACAACGTAAGGCTATGGAGCTCACGGTATTTAATAACGCGTTGCTGGTTCGCGACGACAAGTTAGCCACGGAGCAGGAGTGCTGCTGCCAGCAGTGCGTCTGTCCTAATCTTTGCAGCGGAATCACATTCGACGTAGAAGCTTCAATCGGGGGAATGACGGTGACTGGCAGTGCCGACATCCCCGGCACAGCAGTTGCAAAGTTTGAGAAGGACGATGGCTCCGGTGACTACATAGAAATCACTCTCGCCGTTGGGTGCGGGGAACTTGGCCCTAACAACGAGTGCGGTTGGAGCTTCAGCGTCACCGTCTGCTACCAATCGTCGGGGTTGATAAACGGGGAGACGTTTCAAGCGTTTCAAGCGACGGATGCAGACGGCTGCCCGGATGCTGGTCTTATCGACCTTGAGTGTCTCGGTTTTTGCAATGCCACGGTATCGGGCGAGGTGGTGTGAACGTCTACACCGCTACTGAGCGTCGCAGTGAGGTGGCCGCAGTTTGGTGTGCCGCCGTTCGGGCTACGCTGTTGGATCGGCACCAGACGGTCGCGGCATACCAGATGGAGCCGCCTGTCGGCTGCGACCAGTACCTTCCGATCCATCATGCGGGTGCAGCCGCTGGCCCGTGGATCATTCGCACCGTTTTGCCCGGCGCGGGCATCCGCCTGTTCATTGAGGAGGACATGATCCCTGTATTGCCGTGGAGCGTCGACGACTACCCCGGCGAACTGCTCTATGCCGAGGGCTCGCCGAACAACCCGTGGCCGTCGTTTTATTTGGCTCGTGGCCGCCGGGGAGCACCGATCGCATTAGTGCCGCAGCGGTTCGTGCGGGATGGTGGCTGCCCTGACTGGTTGCCAGCGGATCTCTGCGAGCCCTCGCTTGCCGCGAACGCGAAGGTCTTGGGTCGCCACTTCCTCCACCTTGACAAAATGTACCGACCGAACGTGCCCGAGGCTGCCGCCAAGAATGATCTGCTTGAACTACTGCGGCAGCGGTTTGTAGACGCGCCGCCAGCCCGCCCCGGCTTGGGCGACATGGTATCGGCCGGGCTCTCTGCCATCGGTATCACGCCCGAGCGTGTGAGCAAGGCACTCGGAGTCAAAGATTGTGGCTGCCGTCAACGTGCCGAGGCACTCAATCGGCTGGGTCGCAAGTTCGGGATCGGTTGACACGCCTGCCACACTGCGACCGAGAGGGCGAGCCGTGGCGGAAGATCACCACATCACGATCGACGGTCGCCGCTGGTTGCTGCGGTTCACGCGGCTGAAGGGCGACGCAATCGGCTGGACGTTCTTTGACAACGCCACGAGCCCCCGGATCTTGATTGACGATCGGGCACGAGGCGGGCAACGCCTGGAGACGATCCTCCACGAGATCGCTCACGCCGTGCTCGGGCCGAGCATCAGCGAGGAAGCCGTGACCGAGCTCGCCCGCGTGCAGCGACGCGTGCTCACGATGCTGAACTATCGGGAGGTGCCGCGTGAGTGACATCGTTGCCCAGATCAAAGCAGGCATTCCCGCCAGCCTGCGGACGAGTCAGTTGTGGCATCAGCGTGTGACGCCCGAGCAGCGGGAGTTGCTCGATGCGATAGCGTC